TTTTACCCCACAGGACGGTCACTTCCGATTCCCCGTACAGTGTCAACCTAACGAAGCAAAGATAGAAGTTGTTACCGATTCTGCTTTACCAGTTAAGCTATTAGCGGCAGAGTTTGAATCGATGATGATACCAAGGAGCAGACGTTATGGAGCTTAGGATAGATGAAGCACAACCTGATATGGATGCTGTTGATCTGTATGAAGACTTACGGGAAGAAGATATGTTAGAGATACTCGGACTTATGCACCACCCAAGAGACGCTGTTATTATGTCTTACGCATGTAGTACAAAGTGTTATAGTGTAAAGGATGAGATGAATAACTTATACTGTTCTTTTGGTGTGGCTGCTATCAACGGTACGAATATCGGAAGTGCTTGGTTATTAGGTACTAGAAGATTACCAAGGATAAAGAAGTTCTTTTTGAAACACTCACGGGAACGTATGATGGACTTGTTAGATGGGTTTGATTATCTGACGAACTATGTGATGCGTAGTAACAAGTTGAGTATTAAATGGTTGGAGTGGTTAGGTGCAGAGTTTAGCGATTGTCAGTACGAAGGCTATCTGTCATTTATATTAGAGAGGAAGTAAGTATATGTGTCACCCAGCAGCATTAGCAGTTATAGGAGGTCTTCAGGCTGGTATGCAGTTTGCAGGTCAGCGTCAACAAGCTAAGGCTCAGATGGCGTTACAGTCTCAACAGATAAGAGCTGCTCAACAAAAGTTAGGATTCCAAAGAACAGCTGCTTTATTAGAGAGACAACAACAAGAAAAAGCCGTAGCTCAAGAAAAAGGAAGAGCCGCTAAAGCTGGTGAAGCTATTGTATCTAGGGCGGGTGTGGCTGCTTTAGAATCAGGTGTATCTGGGTTATCAGTTCAAGCATTAATGGATGACTATATCAGACAACAAGCTGGACAAGTAGCTGCACTTACATCACAAGATAAACTGTATGCATTGCGTCACGGATTAAATCTTCAACAATTAGGTATGGCATCTGAACAAGAAATACTAGGACTCAGTAAACCAATCAGTAAACCAAGTTTGTTGTCTGGGGCTTTAAGTATAGCAAGCGGTGCAATGAGTGGTTACTCGGCTGGTAAAAGTTTTCAGAATACAATAAGACCTCCAGCTATTGATACAGGTATGGGTATATCTAGTTATATGCCCGGTACGGATCAGTATACATTACCCGCTCGTGGTCCACTTGCAATAAGAGGAAGATAATGGCAAAACAAAGAGTACAAGTACAAGGCTTAGGCGAAGCTCCTAGCATTAAACCTGTTGACCTTCCTAGCTTTCAATACGGCATAGCACAACGTCAAGCTGGTACTAATAAGTTGTTGGACTTAGCAAGCGGGTTTCAACAGTTAGGAAAGATAACGACTCAGTATGCAGGTATCAGACAGCAAGAACTAATTAGGGATATAGAGCTAGAGAAAGCACAAGCTGCACAGTTTCAAGAGGAACAAAGAGAACAAGAGAAGTTCAACGAGATTCTTATAAAGAAACAAATAAATCAAACTGCTATACCAAGTTTAGAAGGTAAAGCTGCTGATTTTATTAATGTTGAAAAGTATACTTCGTTTGATTCCGTTTCTAAAAATATTGATGATACTATAAATGAGGAATGGGCTGCGTACTCTGAAGCTTTAGGTGGAGATGTCGCTAATACTTTAGCTTCTAAAGCTATGTGGAATGCTGTTACCTCTAAGTATAAACAGGATTTATTAGTTAAATATAAAGCAGCTAGAACAGCTTACACCTTAAATGAAAAGACTAATGATATAAGTGTTACACTAGGTGCTATGACTGCTAATAACCGTATTGTTCCTTTTAGTGATCTACAGGCTGTTATAAGAGGTTATGATAAAGTCTTAGCTAAAGATATTCCCGGTATAACTAAAAAGGAAAGATCAGAGATTCTTATAAATGCTGTTAAGCAACAAGCTAGAATGTTAGACGCAGATAAGAAACATGACGCTGCTTTTAGATTACTAGATGGAGTACAAGGTATAACAGTTAACGGTGCTCCTATATTTCAAGGTGCTAAAGCATTAGAAGAACTAACTGGAATCAGAGATGATGTAGTAGGTAAAATAGATAGCGTATCTACACAATCAACAGCAGAAGCACGGGATGTTTTAAAAGGTAGACTGTTAGCTGTTCTAGCTACCAATCCTAAAAGGTTAGAAGATATGCCGGATTCTAAGATAGATACTCTTAAGGCTGCTTTTTCAACTCTTGACCCAGAAATGTCAGATGAAGAAATAACTAAGAATATTGAACAAGCTTTTGGTCCCGGAGATTTTGGCAGGAATTTAAATAACATTTTAGAGGGTATGGCTAATAAAAGCGATTTAGCTTCAAAGTTATACTTTAGGATTAATGATGATATACTTAGTCAATGGGAAGCTATTAAAGCAGCTGGTGTTGCACCTATGCCTTTAACGGAACCTAATATCAAGGAAGCTTTAAATGGACTCCGTAAATACGCTGCTAATAACCCTGAAGACCCAACGCCGTGGAAAGGATATATATCACAAGAAGGAGGTAGAGTACCAAAGTTTGATCAGTTACTAGAAGAATCTAGAAGATTAGCGGCTGGGAATTATATATTAAAGAAAGACTATTACGCAAAAGCTGGAGAAGCGTTAAGAGAGAATTTAAAGATAGCAGAAAACCAAGTACCTAACTTAGACCCTACAACTGCTGATGTTAGCATAGGATCGTACTTACCGTACTCTATATCTTATATAAAAAATGAACTTAAAAAAGAAGCGTTTGCTATTGAGGGTGAAGACCCAGAAGTAAGAGATGCTAAATTAGAAGAGTTACAGCGTACACTAATACAACAAGAGAGGGAAAGATTCCAAGGAATATTAGAAGCCTCTACTGTAGATTTTGATGAAACATTGGTACAAGAATTAACGGGAGTTACGAGATCAAAAGCTGAAGAGAAGTATACGACATTGCGTAAATTTAAAATACTACCTCCTAATTTTCGTGAGCAAGTTAAGACTGAGAGGACACAGATGGTTTCAGATGGGGAGTTAATTGAGTTAGGTGTCTCGTTATTTAGACATGGTTTCGACTCATTCGATCCTGAAAGTTATAAACTACTTAACAAAGCTGTTCCTACTTTAGACGCTAGGGATGTTAAGTTGTTTGGTAATAGGCTTGAGTTCAACACTAAGGTGGCTGAATGGGTATCGATAATTAAAAAAGATGACTTGACCCGAAAAGGTGGAGAAGCTTTAACGGAAGAAGAAAGGAAACAAAGAGAGATATATAATGGTTTTGGTATTTACGACGAAGCTAGTTTGAATGAGTTCGCAAATGCTCAAAACATCATAGGTAATTACTAATGAGTAATGATTATATCAGTGGTTTATTAGAAGCCCAGTCGGAAGGTAAACTAGATACATACAATCCTACAGCTCCTGTAACTTTAGAACCAGAGGAGACTGTACCTGCTAATGTTACAATCGAAACAGAAGCTAACACAGTTAAACCTGAAGTTGATCTAGAGCAAGCTAAAGAGATAACGGAAGAGTTTAGTACTCTAGAAAAGTTTGGAATATACGGTCAAGCTTTTGGCGGTGAAATTATAACTAATGTAGCCACAACAGCTACGCTCGTTAAAGGTTTAGGTTATCTAAACGAGGTTAAAAACATTTCAAAAATTGGAATCTTAGCACCGGAAGGTACTTCTACTATTGGGGGTTTAATTACTTACGCAGGTGCAGAAGCTATAGGTGGAGTAGCTGGTAATTTAGTTAACCAATCAATTTTAAAAGCATACGGTGTAGATAAGACTGAAGGTTATAATCTAGGTGAACTCGTTACATCTGGTGTCTTTAATGTAGGGCTAGTACACAAACCAGTAGAAGCAGGTGTAGATTTGTTAGCCGGACTAGCGAAAGACGGTAAAATTTTTAGTTTCGTTGCTCCTAGTTTACAGTCACTGAAAGCTTGGCGTGGTGGTGAGTACGTCGTTAAAGGTACTAAACAATTCGTTAGCGGTGCTACTATTGGCTTAGCTGAATCAGTTTTAAGGCAGAGTATCGAGGGAACTTTGAACTTAGATGAGGACTCTACTTTTGATTTGTTATTCTCCTCACTCGCAGGTGGTACGGTACAATCAGCATTCTCTTTATTATTAAGTAAAGGTAAAACGGGTCGCACTCAGATCGTTAATATAGTAGAAGATTCTAAGTCTATACTAGAAGATAAAAAAGAAGCACTGATTCAAAAGAAAAAAGATTCTAAGTTAAAAGGAAAACAGAAGATTGGGTTTGAAAACAAGGTTAATAAAGAAATATCTGAAGTAGAAACAGCTCAAGACATACTAGATGATTCTTTAGAGGCTATTGAAAATTCAAATAATAAAATAGACGCTAGAGAAAAAGAATTAGGTGCGACTGAGTTAACAGCTGAAGAAGTTCTAGAACCTAAACCTATAGAAGAACTTGAACCTGTAACACCTACACCAGAAGAACCTGAAGTTAAATTAGAAGAAGAGCCTACTGTTGTTGAGGAACCTGTTGCAGAGAAGCCAATCAATGTAGACGAACCAGTAGAAGTACCAGAAGTAACCGAAACGGCTAAGAGGGAAAGATTTGTTGATGACTCTAGGGAAGATAAGTTAGACGAATTAGAAGCTATTCAATCTAAACTTGAATCCACTCCCGGCAAGGGTGATTTGACTTTAGAAGCTCCAAAACTACATAGGGCTGGTAAAAAATTAGCAGACGAAACAGCAGAGAGAGTTAGTAATCTTATTAGAATTTTAGCTAAAGATTATAACTCTAATAAGTCTATAGATATAAATACAGCTAAAGAATTGCTAAATGAAATAAAGTTCACCAGAAGAATTAATAAAAATATAATTGATTGGTGGAATACTTTAGGTGCTCGTTTATTACAGTCTCAACAGAAAAGAGATTATACTTGGGAGGGTCAATATAGTGAGCGAGCACAGTTACAAGACGAAGCACTTAGTAAGTTAGAAGCCACGCTGGAGGCTAAAACAAGAGGCATTATAGACGGTGATGAAGCTGATATACAATCTATGTTCGATGAGTACTTATCTATACCGGATCAATTAAAAGCTAAGTATAAGAAGCCTGTAGAGACAGAAGAAGATGAATTTATTGAAGTATTTAAAGAGCCTAAAATATCCGAAGAAGTAGATGTTGAAACAAAGCCTACTAAGGAAGTAAAACAAAACTTAGGTAAACAGAAAAAGAAGTTACAAGAAAAACTATCTGAGTTGCAAAAAAGATTCGGCGATAGAAGTAAGTTAGCCTTAGCCGAGACCGGAGAAGAGCTGGTTGAAGATGCCGACATTACTGATTTAAAACAACGAATAAAGTTTTACGAACAAGCGGAAGCAGATGTTTTAGAACTAGAAAAACTTGAGGCTGAGTTAGCTAAGGTAGCGGAGTTAGATGTAGCACCTTTAGGGGAGCAGAGAGCAGCTGTTACTCCTAAGCCTACGGGACCAAAGAAAGTAAATATTAAGGCTGCTAAACTTAGAAAAAGAATTTCCGATGTTAAACGAAACATTAAGCAGCGATTAGATGATATAAATAGAGCTAGACTTGAGATGACTGAGGAGTTTCAAGCAGCTAAAGCCGAAGAAGCGATTAACAATAGGTTATCTAAACTACAGTCTGAATTAGATGAACTCAGAGAAACTTTCGGAAGAGAACCTGAAGAACTTGTGCCGGGTAAAGCTAAAGAAAAAGACCCAAGAGTAAAAGAACTAGAAGATAAGATTAAGTTCTATAAAGAAGCTCAGAATGAAATAAGAAAAATAAAAGAGCTTGAAGTTGAACGTGCTAGGTTATTAGAGGTAGAGACTGGACCATTAGGTAGGCAGAGAGAGGAAATAACACCTAAACCTACAGACCCAAAGAAAGCACCGGGTAGGGTTGAAGAGTTAAATAAAGACATAGCATTCCTACGTAGTAACATGCGTAACAGAGTGCGGGAGATTGACCGTGCTAGGGTTGAGATGTCTGATGAATTTAAAGCCGAACAACTACGCAAAGCTTACGAAAATAAACGAACAAAACTTGAAGGTGAACTGGACGGTTTACGAAAAAGATTTGCGGAGATAGACGAGGAAGAAGCAGCGGCTGGTTTAGCTCCTAAGAAAAAAGAAGAAGACCCAAGATTAAAGGAATTAAAAGCTAAAATAAAGTTTTACAAAGAGGCCGAGAAGGAAGCTAAACTTGTAGCTGATCTAGAGAAAGAACTAGCTAGAGTAGCTGATATTGAAGGTCGTAGTGTTGTTGGCGAGGTAAGAGCTGAGATAACACCAACACCCAAAATACCTACTAAACCTGCTAGATCGCAAGAGCTAAGAAAGAAAATAGCAGATTCTAAAGCCAGAATGCGTAAGAAGATAGCTGACTTAGATAAAGCTAGGAAAGAAATAGAAGACGCTCAGTTAAATACTAGGATATTTAAAGAAATAGAAGACGCTTTACATAAACAATTAGAAGCAGATACATCGAGTAAAATAACAAGAGGGTGGCGTTTCATACAATCACTGAGACAACAAGCTCTTATCGATCAGTTACCTTCGGTGGCTGCTGGTATTCCTACTGGTTTGGGTGCTATTTATAAACAATTCTTTAGGCCGGTAACCACTTTTATATATAACGCAGATAACGTTTCATTACCTATAAGAACACGATTAGCTTTATCAGATTTATCAGCTGCTTTTAAAATACTCACAGACAGGAAAGGTTTGTGGACTGAGATGCGTCGTACTTTTGCTGAAAACGCTTCACCTATAGATAATAGAGCTGGCAAACTGTCAGATGAAATGAGTGTTTCAAAAGCACCTAGAGGTACACATGCGTTAGTAGCTAGGGCATATACATCAGCTAAGAGACGGGCTGAAGCTATTGAAAATGTATCAAACGCTTTTAATCGTCTTATAAGAAACGGGGATTTGTTTTATATAATGTCTTTAGGTGTTAGAGGTATTCAGACAGTAGATTCAGTTTTTAAAAGACAGTTGATTAAAAGTAGGATGTATTCAAGGGCACAGAAGCAAGCAATTTTAGAGTTTCCGAATGACCCGAAAAAAGCCAAAGCGAGAGCTGATGAAATATATAACGCACAATGGAAGGAAGTTGATGGATTGTTAGTGTTAAAAGAAAAAACTGATTTTGAGGACGAGGTTAATCAAATAAGAGAAGAGTTGCTTTTTGCGGCTGATGGAGACTTAGAAGATATGCCGTTCAACACGCTAGAAGAAATTATAAATTTTACTAAAAAGATTGTTAATAACACTGGTCTACCCGGAGCTGTAATAGACGCATTTGCTCCTTATATAGGCGTACCCTTTAGATCAATTTATAGGGGAGCTAAATATACAATAGCACCAGCACAAGTACTAGTACAAGGAGGAGCATCTAAGATACCGGGACTGCGTGGTCAAATTAACCCATTTAGTAGAAAGTATAAAGAGTTGGAGTTAAAGCTTAGGTTTGAGTTTGATTTACTAAAAAAACTGGACGATCCAGAAAAAATAAAAGCAGCGAGGGAAAGGATTAAGAACCTAACTGAAAGGCGTGATAAAACAGCTGAACGAAGATTGAGGTATAACGAAGAGCTGTTAACTGACGCTATGGTGTCTACTTCTTTATTTGCAATGGGAGGTATGGTTGCCCTTTACTACGGAGGTACAGGTTCTCTAGAGTGGTTAACGCCTGAGCAAAGAAAAAATAATAAGTTAGAATCTTTTAAATTTTTTGGCATGGACTACTCAGCCGCTTTACCTTGGGCATTTCCTTTAGCTTTATCTGCGGATGTAGCTTCTTGGTTGCGTATTAAAATGGAGGAGAGGGAGACGGGTAAAACTATTCTTACTAAGGATCAAACATTAGCTTTTGTTATTGGTTCTTCATTTAAGAAGTTAGCTGAAGCAATGCCACTAGCACAAGGTATAGAGACCGCACAAGAGATAGCTCAATTCGAGGGTGACATTACTAAGAATGCTATATCTAGATTGGTTGCTTCTTATGTGCCTATACCTGCTCAAGCTAGAAAGATAAACAATACTATAAATCAAGAAGGAATACCGGACCTGCGTGGCGGTTCTTATTGGGACAGAGTGGTATATGCTGTCTTAGGTTCTGGTGTTGGTAATTTAAAAACAAACCGTTTAGGTGAAGATGAACAAAGTACGGCTAATTGGGTAACGCAAAACATTATTAGACAAGCACCGAGAGATGAGTTGATTCGCACAGAGTTTGATAAAATAGTAGCAACTGATACCCATAAAAATTTATCTAATAAACCTTCTATGTTAACTGGCGGTATTAAAATGACAGAGTGGGTGGATGAGGATGGAATGACTTTATCTTACGCTTTCGATCAGAGACTTAAAAGAAAAGTGGTTAAGGTAAAACTGGGTGAAAATGTGGGTTTTAAAAACTACACCATAAAGCAAGCTGTAGGAGCGTTGATAAAACAAAAAGATTGGATAAAGGATTACAGCGAAGGTTTTCAAGAAGATTCTGAGACGGGGCGGTTTATTAATAAAGGGCTGAAAAGACTGAATAGTGTTTTAAATCAATTCTACACCGAGACTAAAAAGGAAATAGTAGAAGACAGTAGATTTACAAACAAGTTCATTAACGAAGACGGTGAATCCTTGTATTACTTATTACAAACTAGAGGCACTACACCAGAACCTGTAGGTCGTCCTACATCCCCTCTTGAAATTCTAACTAGATAGACTAAGGACTTGCTCTTCTCACTCAATAATTAATAATATACACTTAACATCATGGCTAACACTTTCCAAGATTATACAGCGACAGCCGGACAGACGGACTTTGCTTTTACTTTTGATTACTTAGAAGACGAACACGTAACAGTCGAGATTAACGGTGTTGTTCAACTTGCATCTGCTTACTCAATCATCGTTGAAAGTAACGGCGATACAAAGGTACGTTTAAATGTAGGAGCAACAGCTGGACAAATCGTCCGAGTACGCAGAAAGAGCCAACCCAGTGATAACCTCGTAGACTTTGTAAATGGTTCTGTATTAACGGAATCGGAGCTAGACAGAGCGTACCTACACAATCGTTATCTTGCTGAAGAGATCAGTGAGTTAAATGATGCGTCGTTACAACGTGTACCCGGTAGTGATAACTGGGATGCTAAAGGTAAACGTATTACAAATGTAGGCGATCCTGTTAATTCTCAAGATGCTACAACAAAGAACTATGTGGATGGTACTGTATCGTCTGTTGCTTTAGGAGTAGGATTAATTCCTGACTTCAATAAGTTCACAGGCACAGGTACAGAAACTAGCTTTAATCTTTCATTTACTACAAACGGTATATCTTCTTCTGCTATACTTGTAACCATTGACGGTTCCGTACAAGACCCAGACGACTACACAATAGTTGGTGGAGTTTCAGCGGGAGTAGATGAAATACAATTTGTTACACCTCCCCCATTAAACTCAGAGATACTTGTTATCGAACGTGGGTATAAAACTAAAAGGGAGATACCCGATGATTACGATTGGGGAAGTGTAGTAGGAGACGCAGTAACAGCATCTTACACATACGGTAAAATTGTTTAACACTTATATATATAAAATAAAATGGCTATAGCAGTACAATTAAGAAGAGGCACATCCACTCAAAACAATTCCTTTATTGGAGCAGTTGGCGAGTTGGTTTATACTACAGACACAAAAGACTTGTATGTTCACGACGGATCCAACGCTGGAGGTACAATTGTGGGAGGAGGAGCAGCGAGCATAGCGGATGGTTCTATTACTTACGCAAAGATACAAGATATAGCTGCTAACAATGTATTATTAGGAAACGACAACGGAACTGGGCAAGATGTACAAGAACTAACAGCTGCTGAAGTAAGGACTATCTTAGGTGTGGCGGATGGAGCTAATAACTACGTACACCCAAACCACACCGGAGATGTAACAAGTACTGGAGATGGTGCAACTGTTATTGCTACGGATGCTGTTACTACCTCTAAGATAGACGACAGTGCTGTTACCACCATTAAAATAAATAACGGAGCGGTTACTTCTGATAAGTTATCAACAACCTTAGACTTCGGATCAATCGTATAATATCATCATGGCAAACATAGAAGTAAAACTTAGAAGAGGTACAGAAGCTGAACACGACACGACTAACGGTGGGTTCACTGGAGCGGAAGGTGAAGTAACCGTAGATACAACAAACGACACTCTTAGAGTACACGACGGGTCAACTGCTGGTGGTATTCGTTTAGCGAAGCTTAGTGAAGTTTCAGGGGGAACAGGTACAGTCACTTCAGTGGACAGCGGTACAGGACTGACAGGCGGTCCTATTACTACAAGTGGTACACTTAGTATTGCAGATAACGGTGTTACCTTTGCTAAGATGCAAGACATAAACACTGCTAAAGTAATCGGTAGAACAACAGCTGGTTCCGGAGACCCTGAAGAAGTATCTATATTGGATGAGGATGCTATGACATCTAACTCAGCTACTGCACTTGCTACGCAACAAAGTATTAAAGCTTATGTGGATGCTCAGGTTGTTTCTAAACACAGCACAGGATGGCAAACATCCTTTGGAGGAGTAACTGTAGCTAATGGTGCGACTCTCATAGTTACTCACAACTTAGGAACTACGGATGTACAAGTTGCTGTTTATGTTAACACCTCTGCGTCGGATAGCGGAGTTACTGAAGTGAGCGGGCAAGATAACTGGAGTACTTCTGATTTTGGGGCTTCCGTAACCAATCTAACTAGTAACAATATAACTTTACAATTAGGTTCGAGCGGTTATACAACAACCGACTCATCTGGTGTTTTCAGTGCTGCATCATACGCATCTGCTTACCTCAAAGTAGTAGTAATAGGATAAGATTTAAAATGATCGAATCCATCTCCGGCTTTCTTAACACCGCTCTTGTCGTCGCTCTTGGCGTGATCGGGTGGATTATCAAACGTGTTATTGAACGTCTTGATCTCGGTGAGAAAAGAATGACTAAGATAGAGGTGGAGTTAGCTGCACAGCGGGAAAGAGATAGAGCTGTTGAAGCACGGATCGCAAAGGTAGAAGAAGCACTTAAAGAAGTTCACACTAAATTAGATCGTATGATGGAGGTATTGGTACAGCGATGACAGATAAAAAGAAACCGGGGTTGTATTATAACATGAATAAGCGTAAAGCTTTAGGTATCAGTAGAAGCAAAAGTAAATCTACAGTCAGTGCTAAAGCTTACGCTAATATGAAGCGTGGGTTTAAGAAGCCCTAACAATTAGTGGCTAGACCGTACAGAAGACCTCGTGTTGTTAGACCGAGTCCATTAATCGCTCAATACAATACACTTGGTGCGGTTGCGGCGGGAAGTGCGACGGAAGCGGTAACTACAGCAACAGCTGCTAAAGCAGTGACAGATTCCATTACAGCTGACCCTGACATCATCGGTTTGGTTGGCGGTAACGCTGCATTGAGTGACCCACAGATTGACGCTTTAGGAGCAACTGTTAGTGATAACTTAGATGTTTATAATGGAGGAGGAGCATAACAAATGGCTACATTTAGTAAAAGAATACAACTTAGAAACGATTCCGCCAGTAACTGGGCATCCGCCAACCCTGTTCTTTTAGAGGGGGAAGTAGGAATCGAGATCGACTCGGCTCGTAACAGAATTAAGATAGGTGACGGGACGACTGCTTGGAACGATTTACCTTACTTCTTAGATGCACGTGAAGAGGCGGTTGGAGATTACGACGACTTTTTGGAGGGTTTAAGCACACCGTAACGAGCAATGAGCAGTTTACTTACACAGTTAGGTCAGAAGGTTAAAGCCAAGCTTGATAACAAGTTTGATAAGTCCGGAGGCTTGATTAGTGGTTCGGTAAATATATCACAATCTCTGCAAATTGGATCATATCTTACATCAAGTTTACCAGAAGCAGGTACATCAGGACGTATCATATATGTCACGGATGGAGATGGTAGTGGTGGTCCTTGTATAGCGGTTGACGATGGAACAGCTTGGAAAATCGTGGAGCTTGGTGGGGACGTACCTACTGTTACACATATCCTTGCAGAAGATGGAGATAGCTTAACAACTGAAGCTGGTGCTATTCTTATCGTAGATGAGGTAGCTTGACAGTTATTAGCTGTCCTTATACTCTTTCTAAACACAACTAACCCACAACAAAGGATTATATATTATGTCTAGTTTGCTTACCCAATTGGGTCAAAAAACAAAAGTAGAGCTTGATAAGAAGCTCGCCCTCGCAGGTGGAACAATGACTGGGGCTTTGACCCTTTCAGGTGCTCCAACTGATTCCCTTCACGCCGCTACCAAAGCATACGTTGATTCAGTATCTTCAACTGCTGCTGGTATTCAAACTGAACTTGACGCTACTCAAGCTGGTGCTGGTTTAGGTGCTAACGGTGCTTACACAGCTAACGGTTCTGCCAACTACATCAGTTCGGTAACGACCCTTCAAGC